GATCGTTTCCTCGAGGTTGGCCTCATTCACAGCCGTTACGACGTACTGGTACGTCGTGGTGGTCACCCCAGTTGGCGTCGGCGCGGCTGCGGCGCCCGTTGGCACGTTGGTCGGCGCCTGGAACGTCGGCGCCGTGAGCGCCCAGCTCGTTGCGCCAAGACGCCGCAGCTCCTGCACTGGGTAGTTCGGGTGGACGAGCGTCAGCACGTCGGCCGACTGGACGTAGTGGATATCGAACAGGTCGGCCTCGGCGTAAGGATTCGCCACCTCGTACGGCACCCCGGCGGACAGCACCGTCGCGGCCTGCGTGTGGAACCGGAAGTATCCGGCGCCGAGCTCGATCGCCATGGTCTGGTCAACCGAATAAGTGAACGGGATCAGGCGCGTGCGCTTCGTGCTGTCCTTCACCTCGAGCACGAACTCGGTTCCCGGCCGGTTCGCAACGGGGCCGTGCGGCAGCACAATGAAGTTACGGCAGGCGGCGAGACCGGACTGAAATTTGCCCAGGTCGAGGCGCCCGAACAGCTCCGGAGTAAGCTCGCCAGAGGCGAAGGAGCGTGCAAGAGTGCGCTGGCTCATCGGTTCGCGAGCCACGACACGTTCTGCGCCACCTGCTGGCGCTGCTGGTTCGAGTCCGACTCGCTCGCCTTGGCCAGCCATTTGTCGGCGCGATCTGCCCACAGCGCGGCCGCCTTGATTCCGCTTTCACCCTTCAGTACTGGCCCGGCCAGAAGCGACGCCAGTCGCATCGCGAGGCCCAGCACGAAGGTCGGCGAGAACTTTGTCGGGTCCGTGACGTGGCACGTATAGCGCAGCACGGCGTTCGCCTGATTCGTGTAGATGACCAGGTTGCCGTCGGCGTCCGTCTCGCTGACGAATGGCTGAGGCGTGTACTGGCCGGTCTGGCCGTAGGTCGGGTACCCACACCCGCCGTATGCCGGCACGCCGACGCTATTATCGTCGGTGGCGTTCGGGTCGAGTACCGCGATCAGATTGAGCGCGTCCGCAGGTTGCCCGTACGCGTAGCGCCATGGGCTCGGCGGCGTAGTGCTCAGCAGGGCCAAGGGGGCGCGCCGCGTGGCGAAGCTCCACTTGTGTGCATCCAGCAGTACGTCGCGTGCGATCGGATAGAAGCGCGCGCAGTGTTCGGCCTGGGCGCTACCTTCGGGCGGGTCCAGGCTGGCCACCGTGGCATCATCACCCAGGTGGCCCAACGCCATGTTGCAGATGTCGACTTCGCTGCTCACTTCCGGATCCTCTCAAAAAGGAACGGGGCGCGCGGCCCCGTTCAAGGTGATACACACGAGGAGACGTGTTCGTTACACCAGGGATGCGGCCTGGTCAGGAGTCGGTGCCGGGGCTGGTGCAGGCGGATCGACCGGCTTGGCTGCGGGTTTGGCCGTGCCGTTCGGGAAGGCGGTGGCCAGCGCTTGCGCCACGGCGGTCGCGATCATCGTCGGGACCGACGCCATCATTTCAGCATTCGCGTCGGCGTTGGCTTTTGCGATGGCCGCGGCGAACTTGTCCGGATCGCCCACTGCGCTCTCGCTGTACTGCTCCTTGAGCTTGGCGACGCGCTCGGCGTTCGAGCGCAGGTATTCCTGGTAGCGGACGCGGCCCCGGTCGCAGGTCGGTTGCAGGTTCTCGGCCGGCAGACCGTCGTATTCGACTTCCGCACCGGCTTCGTACACCGTGTTGCCGACCAGGGACTTCTCGAGCACCACGTATTTCGGGATGCTGCTTTCTTCGATTTCCATTCGATTCTCCATGGGATGCATTCAGGGGCCGAAGCCCCTCGCCGGGTTAGCTGACGCTGAAGCCGGACTTGCCGTAGATGTTGGCGATGTCCTGCACGTCGTGCGCGATGGCCGCCGTAAAGGTGCCGGCCGTGAGCGGGCCGGTGCCCACCGTGTAACGCACACCGATGTAGCGGCGCGGCGCCAGCGGCGTGGCGCGGCCCACCTGCAGCAGCACCGTGGCGCCGGCGGCCAGTGAGGCCTTCGGAATCGGGCCGGTCTGCGCCAGGGTCTCGACGTTGGTGGTGAGCGCGCCGTCGTCGGCCTGGATGATTTCGAAGTTCACCGTGGCGGATCCGGCGGCGGTGGCGGCCACCAGCGTGCTGATCGCGACGAACAGTTCTTCGCCGCGGCCGATGTCGCCAGCCTGGTTACCGCCCAACGCCAGCGGGCCGGTGTCGTACGAGTTGGTCGAGACAGCGGTGGTGGTAACGGCCTGGCCGCTCAGCGCGCCGGCCGCCGAGACGCTGCCCGAGAGCAGCGCGAAGTTATCGAGGATCATGCGGATCTCCTATGTTTGCTGTGAGGTCCGCTTAGACGACGCGGGACTCGGTGTTGAGCAGCTGGTCGACCTTGCGCAGCGGGACGCCCAGGAACTTCGTCAGCGCGTACGGCGTGCCGAACTGGGTCAGTGCGTTCTCGATCGAGAGCGCGGCGTTCGACTTGTTCAAGGCGGCGACGCGCAGCATCGAGTAGACGGTACGGTTGGCGTAGAAGCAGGGGCGGCCCATCGACAGGTTCGGCACGCGGTCCAGCGCACGGCTCATCAGGTTGATGATCGCGGTGGCTGCGGTCGAAGCCTGGGTGCCGGATTGGCCAGTCAGGTCGGACACGTTGATGTTCGCGATGCGCACCACGTAACGCCAGTCCTTCACCGCCAGGCCGTTGTCCCACTGGTACAGCGCGCGCAGAGCCCGGAAGTAGTTGTTGTTGGCGTCGAGCACATCGCCCTCGCCCAGGTCCGAGTGCTGCAGGCCGGCTTTCGAGCCTTTCGGGAACGGGCAGAACACGGTGTTCTCGCCCCACACGACCAGCCAGATGGAGCAGTTGTTGGAGCCGGTGCCGCCGGCGTCCAGGATGTTCTGGCCGTTGCCCGCACTGAGCGAGCTGTAACGGGTTTGGAAGCCCAGGAACTGGCGCGGGTCCGTGCCCGGGTTGCCGTAGAACATGGCGCCGGCCTGCGTCTGGTTCATCGCTTCGATGAAGGCCTGGTCTTCCGACAGGCGGAATTCCGCGCTGTTCCCGTTGAGCATCGCCAGTTTCGTATCGATGTGGCTGCGCGCTTCCAGCATGCCGCATGCTTCGTCGATCTGCGCGGTCACCGATTTCGAGGTCGGCACGCCCTGGTTGATCATGCGGTAGAAGACTTGCGGCAGGCCGGTGCGGATCGTCAGGCGGTGGCCCGTCGGCAGATTGCCTTCCAGAAAGACGGCATCTTCGAGGATCTCGTTGGTCTGCGAGAGCAGTTCGGCCACCTTCGGCACCTGGCCGTTGGGGTCAGTTCGTTTGGCCCAGTCGGCCAGCGTCAATGCGCCAGATGCGAGTACAGCCATGGTTTATCCTTTTGCTTGATTGGGGTACAGGGTGGCGGCTGCGCTCGTCGAGGCCGCGCCGGCGGCGCCTCCTACGACCAAGTTCGAACCGCTGATTTTCTGCCCGGCGCGGTAGAACGCCCGGATGATCTCCGGATGGTTCCCCAGGCCGGTGTCATTGAGCAGCGTGCGCAGCTCGGGCGTGCCGAAGGCGTCGAGAGCCTTCTTTGCCACCGACAGGTTCTCGTTCAGCTTGTCGCCGCCGAACTCCTTGTCGGTTCGCGCGCTGTTGGCCCACTCGGTCTTCACCGTCTCGAACTGCGCGGCTTGTGCAGCAGCGAGCTGGGGAGCCATTGCGTCGACGACCTTTTGCGCCGCATCCTGCGACAGGCCGAGTTCCCGGGCTACGCCTTCGAACTTGCCGATCACTTCCGGATTGAGTTGGGTGCCCTCGGGCGCCTTGAACTCGTACTTTTCCGGAACGACCGGCTTCTCGGCGCCCTGCTCCCCCTTGCCGTCTTCAGGCTTCGGGGCAGCATTGGGATCAGCGGCAGCGGCCGGCGGGTTGCCGGTCGCGCCTGCGGCCTGTGCGGCAGGAGCGTTCTGCTCGGTTGCTGCAGCGGCCGCCGGCGTCGCGCCATCGGCAGCGGGTGCCGGGGCCGGTGCTGGAGCTGCTGCAGCGGGTTGCGCAGCGCCGGTATCTTGGTTGTTCCCGGCGATCAGCGATTCATTGCTCATTGTTCTTTTGCCTC